GTATACATCAACATTATACTTCCTCCAAGTATGCATACTCTTCGTAAGGAAGAGGCTCACACTCCGAGGAAAGACCTTTACAAGTCTTCATAAACTCCTCAGCAGCCTTCTCCTCCTCATACTGCTCGCGGAGCTGACGACAAATATTATCGTACGTACGCTCCATGTCCTCGATAGACATTTCGTCCCAATCGAGACGCATGCGACAACCATAAAGGTCCTTCGACGCATCGCTGATACCATTGATCAGCTGATTACGCTTGAAATCTTCAACAGTGAAGATTCCCATGTCATACCAATATGACATGTCGTCTGTGTACTTCGAACACCAATCACCAGGATTAGCATCCATCCAAGCCTGAGCTTGTGCATTCAAAGATTCGATGTGCTGAAGTAATGTTGTCATAATATGTTCTCCTCAATTCAATATAGGCATTATCCCTGTTTGAGTGAAAAAGACAACAACTTTTTTATGTATCTAGGAAACTTTTTTTGGTGAAGTATATCAAGAGGTTATAAGGTTTTCATAAACTCAATGAGATCAAAAATGTGGTTGTCTCGTTTCTCAACAAAGACGAGGGGATTGTCATTATCAACCGCCATCAGAATGACAAGCTGCGACACAGGAATGCCTGTACGTTCTTCAAACATTACAGCATATGCAGCAGTCTGCATGAAGTAGTTTTTAATCCATTCGCGCTTTTTAAACTTGCGTGATGTTTTAAAATCTATGATTGACATCTTACCATCAAATTCAGCAATGCAGTCTACTCGGCCGGCAACTTTGAGGTAATCAGAATATAGTGGGGTTTCAATTCCTTTAATCATTCCAACGCGATCGTCGAGCATTGGTTTGATCTGATTGAATGTGGATATGTTTGCAGGAAGTGCCTGGTCAATTTTTTCAGGGGTTCCTAAAAGATAATGCTCACACATTTCATGGATTGCAGTTCCTCGACGTGACGCTTGAACCATTACACGATTTGCTTCCTCCTCGCCAACTCTCGCACGCCACTCAAGGATTCCTTTTTTGTTGTAGTTTGACAGAACTGTCGTGATTGATGGATAAAGACCGCGAGGGGTTTTGTAATGCCTCTTCCCCTCAACAGCCTCTGTTTCTAAGTCATCCAACTTTACTAAGTCAAGATCAAATTTGCGCTGGGTTGTAGCAATTAATTCAGCAAAGCTGGGTGTTCGCATAATCTATCTTCGGTCCTTAACCTGCTTCTCAAGTTTCTCAATCTTTGCAGCTAGCATATCAATTATCTTAGCTGCATCCTCTACCGTTAATGGCGTTTGTGGCTCCTCTTCTTTGAGTGAACGTGAAATACCTCTGATAGTAGGATAATTGAATGTCATAGGCGACCTCTCTAGAATGTGTTAATTTTGGCCTTTGACCTCTCAGTATAGCCCTGAGAGTGAGCCTTCTTTATTTCTTTTAGTTTATCACGAAATGCATTATCAGGTTTTCTTCCAGTAAGCCCGGCTCCACTATGAAGTGAAGGCGCACCAGAAAGAACTTGCTTGAGGTGGGGGTTGGTAGCGAGATACTCTTCTCGTTCATCGATACGCAGAGAGAGCTCAAAGCGCTCTTCTGTCTCAGTATTTAAGAATGTATAGATCGGCATTATTTTTTATCTTCACCAATTGGTTGAATATCTTCAATATTATCGTCGCTATCATAAATTAATTTAATGACGCCGATAGCACCGAGGCCTACAATTGTAGCATGAATGCCAGCATGCAAGCCTTGGTGCTTTCCTAGGTAGTAGGCTGCAGCAATGCAGCCTGTTGCTATTGCGGTGTGTAGATATGGATCCACATAATCTCCTTGATATAATCGTATTTAGTCAATACACTCTTTTACAATCGCTTCAATGTCTCTGACTCTTAAAGCACGGTCCATTCTCTTTTTGGAGCGCTTTGGTCGTTCAGCCTTTTGCCTTTTGTTAGTAAACCAATCTTCTTCATCATAGCCATAACGTGAAACGTGATTACTTTTTTTCATTGATTAATCCTGGAAATGCTTTGTTTGCAACACTAACCGTAATTCCTTTACCTAAAGACTTCTTATCTTTTGCTAGACACAATAACTCTGCATCTTTTGGATCGAGGTTTTCTAGCATTTCAAGAAAGATTGTTTCTCTCTTGATTGGGTGGATATCAGAGCCCTTAATAAAGTGTTTGAACTTACGGACCTCTCTATAAAGTACTCCCTCTTGATCCACGAGCTCGTTTTTCTTGTAGGGAGGTATTTCAGCTGGAAGATCAAACATGATTGTTGGGTCTAAAGCAACTTTTAGAATTGTCGCCATTGTCCCTGTTTGATCTTCAGCTAGAATCTTTGCTTTTTCATCTCGCGTACTTGCTTTTGCCGCTCTATCAACTAGACCGGAAATACTCACTGCTGCCATTTAAAAATCTCCAATGCTTTGTAATAATGAACCCAATTTGTGTTTTGTAAAATATTCCATGATTCGATTCTGCTTTCTTCCTTGTTCATTGTACTGATCAAGAACTTGCTGCACAATGTCATCAGGTGTCTGTGTCAAATCAACCAACAATCGGTTGCGCTGCCAATTTCTTTTTAGATCGTCCAATCCATTTTCGACCTGGTCGATATCAGCCTTGATCAACGTCTCATAGAATGCTTTACGAAGAGGTTTCTGTCTTCCTCCAGTAACAAACACATCATCTGGCGAAGCAATGTTAGGAATACCATCACCACGATCTCCTTTGATAATGTGCTCTTTGAGATACATGTCTGGATCATTATGTGCGACATGCTTCTTTAAGATTGGGTTGTACTGCTTAACATTCTTGTAAGTGTGTAATTGAATAAAGTCTTTATCGCCCGACAAGATCAATACATCGATTGCGTTTCCAAACGTACGTGCAAGAGTACCAATAATATCGTCAGCCTCGGCTCGATCAATTTGAATTACAGGATATGGAAAGAATTCTTTGAGGTCATCACGAACCTGGTTTAAGATTCTGAAGATCTTATTCCAGTCCAGTTCACTCTTTTCTCTGTCTTTCTTTCTGTGTGCTTTGTAGTGAGGGAAGAAGTCACGTCTCCAGTAGTTCTTGTCATCGCATGCGACAACCAGGTCGCCATACTGTGACTTGAACTTTTTGACGTTTGCTCGGATTGTATTGAGGATCATATGTCTCAACAAATCTTCGTCAATCTCCATGTTTGTGTGGTTACCAATCGACGCCATCAACGTCGATATCATCACTTGATTCAGATCTAAAATAATCATGATTAATTAAGCGCTATTGCTAACGCAGCTGCTCCAAAAAGTATTCCATAATATAATACAAATCCACTTACTAAAAATTTAATTATCGTCCACATATTCATCGTCCATATCTAGTACCACACTCTTATCAGCAAACTGCTGGAGTGGGTGATTTACTCCATACGTTTTACAGAGTAATGATCTAATACTTTCGACGACTAGGGCAACATCTTTATAGTCAGAATCTTTAGTTGTATCGAATCCGAACAGATGCATCTTGGTGAAAAGGTCCTCATATAGCTCATCAGCAACAATATCAACCTTACTTAGCTTGTATGCTTCAATGTTGACATCTAATTGTTCTACGCTTGGGACCTTCTTATTTTGATGTGGGAACTTTAACACCGTGGCCATAATACTCTCCTCTATCATGGCTATTTAGTTATTCACCCCACACTCGTCCAAGGTCAGGATAGAATACTCCATGCGTTCGCTTAGGCTCACCTTTCTCATCGTAAGCCATCTTTACACACTTCCACCCCATTTTGTTCTCACCATGCTCGCCCCAGAACATGTCCTTCCATACTCCATCACGCAAATACGAATTGAGATTCGCTAGATACGTCTCTCTCCGTATAAGCTCTGCATTGACCTTCTTATCCCCTTCCATTCGCTTAGAACGCTTTAGAGACGCTATATACTCCTGATTTGACTTGATCCATGCACGAACATTCTTGACATTTAAATCATGATCATCAGGTAGATTTCGAATAGACTCATGAACAGATTTGTTCTCTGTGATCCCTTTTGCTGCGCGAGCCTTAGCCAGGCGCTCTGCTGCAGCCTGGCGTTGCTCTTCTGACATCTTACGCTTCTTTCGTGGTCTCTTCGAGAGAATCGCCATTCTTCTTCCTTTCTTCGTATTGATAAATCACATTCTCGATCAACATTTCCCATTGCTTGACACGAGTATTCCAATTGTAAAAATTATCAGCATATACTTTTTGATTTACTAACATACCTTTTGTATCAGCAGATTGAACATTCTGAATAGCTGAATCAAGATTGTGGTAGAGAACAGCACAGTGTTTGTTTGCATCTTCGGTCCATTGGTACTGATAGGTTAGTTGTGCTGCTGTTTCAGGAAGAGCAGCCAGGTTTGGATGGACGCACACTAATCCTGCGCTCATAGCTTCCATCAAGCATATACATGATGTTTCTGGCCATATTGATGGGTAGGCAAAGATGTGCGCTTTTTGCAACGCTTCTCTGACCACTTCATTAGGCTGCGAACCGTGGTAATTAATTTTAGGGTGACTTTCAAGTTTATCAAACAAATCTTTGTATGGCTCATCTCGTTGAGGCCATCCATACAAATTAAAACTACTATACACATCCAGCGTGATATTATCATGCTTTTTACACAATTCATCAAAGACAGGATACAAAAGCTCTAAACCTCTATGAGGGGTAGAATGGTATATTAGTTTTATGCCATCGGAGAAATCTTTTTCTGTATTGGGAAATGGAACAATAGCATTCTTCAATACCTCTGATTCATTGTAAGGTAATTGTTTGATCATATTATACTGCTGCATTTGCCAATCACTGACACAAACAATCCTTTCAAACTGAGCACGAAACTCCTCCTCATTAAGACGAGCAGATTCAGGATCATTAGGAAGGTCATGTAACCAAAGTATAGTTGGCTTGTCAGGATCTATTTCCCTGACTCGTGAACATATAATCTGAACCTTATCCTTGTACTTTGGATCCAACCTATCAAGTAAGCCGTACTTCATCAGTTCAGTGCCGCCCATAGCGTTAGCCCAATACTCCTCATTCATCTCTGGAGGGCCAGTCCTAACTGTAAGAACTTCCTCACCTTTGACAGCTTCTTTTTTGCTATCTTCAACTATTGTCAGACCCATGAGGTACAAAACTCCTTACTGTTTCAAATTTAAATGAACGCCATTCGTT